TGCGCTTGGTGTGATTCACCTGCTTGCTGGGCGGATGCTCTGTGTCAAAGTCAAACTCTTGAGGAACGCCTGCACCGTTTGTAAACCTCATTTGGAAGATGTACTTGTCAATATCGGCCTGACAGGTATTTGGAGTGAGTGGATCGCATCTCAGGATTGCCCTGAACTCAAGACGAGTCTTGACCTCATGGGTCCTAAGCATAACGTGCATGTTGACAGGAGGAAGTGGTTTCTCATCAGGGTCATACGGCTTCGTTCGATCGAACTTGGACGAGTCCCTGCCGATCTTTCCTAGCGTCTTCTGCAGCCCTGGGGGCTGGTATTCTGACCCTACAACGGTTGTGCTCATGGTGCTGTCCTTTCGTCGAAGTGAATCGTTGAGACCTCAACTCCTGTCTGGTCTAGATGCACCTCATACGCAGAGATGCGGAACGTTCCACTGATATTGAAGTATCCTGCACTTGCAAGTAGCGGGAACCTATCGCCAACACTGTATGTTCCAACTACGGGTGTGGCACCTACAACGGCAAGACTGATCTGTGGCTGTCGAGTCGACTTCTTGTGTTGGTTCAAGAATCGTGTTGTCTTCTGTACCATAGTGTTGTAGTGTTTGATGTCACCGAACTCCTCAGCAGTCTGTCGCAGACCGTAGTCTGCTAGTGCAGTGGCATCAGAAACAACGGCAATGCAGGTAGCCTTACCTTCGCCCCCACCTATACCGTGCACTTCAGAAGCCACTTCACTTGCGTCACGCAGCTGCTGGATAGTGTTCATATTGGTATCTAGTTGAAGAGTAGTACCTGAGAGAACTCCACGTCGGGGATAGTACATATGGAACACCTTGTTAGGAGCGATGTCGAAGTCAAAGCCGCCGTTCATCTCAGCTATCTCTCGGATAACTTCACCGATGACTCGGCGTTCCCAGTATCTGTACTTGAGTGTTCGAGTCACACCTGAGTTTGCTTCCGGTCCGCGTGTGATACCAAGATTACCTTCTGTCTTGTTCTGAGTGAAGTTGATTAGCTCCCAGGCGACGTTCATCTGCTCTTGATCGCTAAACTGCTTATCCTCATCGATCAGGCGGTGGTCCAGCATGCTAGCCCAGCCACTACACGATAGCCGAACCATCATGTCGCTAGTAGACCCCTCTGCTGACCAGAGGTAGCCTGCCCACACTAGCACCCCGTCTCGCCTAATGTAGACTTCTCTTTCCCCCTCGGTAAAGTTGGCAACTGTAGCTTCAGGCCTCCACGCATCGATCATTATCTCAGCCCAGTTCGGCCCGTCGATTGTGAACCCGTACTGTAGGTCGTCAAACGGTACACTTGCTATGACGGTAGCTCCTCCATTCACAGTCAGTTGTGTCAACTCTACCTCGTAGAGGGGAACGCCAACGATTGGCGGCTGTGGCTTTTGTGGAATAATGGCGAAAGCAAAGTCTGTTTCTGTAGCCATGCTGACGAACTTGCCCTTCTTGCCAAGTATGCTGAAGGCTGTGTTTGTCTCAGTTACAAGACCGATTGCCTTTGTTCGCATAGGAACGATCGGAAATGCTGTGTCCGTTTCAGTAACAAGTTTGATGCCTGGAAATGATGTCGCTTCGTTCGTCTCAGTCGCTAGACCTAAGACGACGGTGTGGCCAGGTGCAACAGAGAAGGCCGTGTTTGTTTCTGTAGCCATTCCCAACAAGACAATAGTGGCGGTTGTTGTCTTAGGGCCAGGATGGATGAAGATTGCCTGCTTTCGTTTGGCTCGTCCTAGGCGTGCCATCTTACCACCTTGAAGCTCTGTGGAGAGCCTTCGGCTTTACTACGTGGATGGTGGGAGGTTTGACTTCGTAGAAAGACATGTAGGCAGAACCTACAAAGGCTCCGACCGGATTTGCACGGTTGATGATGTCGCCTGTACTTCCGATGACGGCTTCGAAGATTTTATACGCAACTGTTAGTACCAGATCGCTTCCTGCTGTGTTTCGCCATTGTGTCACAGAACCAGGATTTATCCAACCTGCGGATTGAAGGGAAAACGTATGCAGAACGTCCCGGTGCCATTCTGTAAGAGCAACAGTTTGATATCTTCGAGTGGTCTGGGTAGGGAAGGGACAGTCACCGTTTACATCATCGTCAATGAAGGTGAAGATCTGATCTTCAGCTGCCCACTCTAGTGACTGAAATGAGGGACGGAAAACAAACATGGCACCTGTGATGGCATCTGCCGAGCCACGATTTGAATCAAGTAGAAGATCCGATGACGAAGGCATAAAGAACGTCTGAGAGCTGCCAGGGGCAAAACTGATTGCGTCAATAAAGTGCTCTTCGCTTGTAGCCGGTGCGTTTACGATAGCCCTCACAGAAGCGTATCGTGCCTCAGTGGGTGCTATAGCTGTAATGAAGGCCTTTGTGTAACTGCCCGACACATCAGTAACACTGCTGCCGAGATCAAGAGTTAGGAAGTTTCCGTTGGCATCAAACCACGCAATTGAGGCGAAACAAGTACGGCTTGTCACCGCAGTACGAAAGTGGATGATTCCAGTGTATGTACGACCCGCCTTGACTCGGAGGCCCGATAACCCCTCGGACGTAGCCGCATCCATTTCAGCTTCGACACCGCTCGTACAGGTCAGGCGAAGTACGTTCGCTCCATTCACCGCGAGGCCATCTGCGACTCTCGCAATGGTAGAGTTGAACTGTGCAATCCAACCAGTTGTGTCAGTCTCAAGGCTGGCTTGATTCGCAGTGAGCCACTGTCCACGCCATGTCCCATCGAAGGTACATGCCCAGCGCTGCAGTGTACATCCGGAGCCTAAAACCTGACCTCCGATAGCATCCCATTCCTGACCACCTCCATTTTCAATTGCCCAGTTGACAAGGCCGGTCCCTTCTCGGAAGAGACCCATCGTCATAACGAGGTCACCAGCGAGCATCGATGCAGGAGGAGTCAGGGTAACGGTTTCTGCACTTAGTGAACCATTATCTGCAGGGTTCACTGTGAGACCGAAGAACGACGTTGCTCCTGTCGGTGGGGGCGGTGGTGGTACGGTTCCTGCGACCGTCCAATCGACATACTTGATTGTGCCGCTGCCTTCACCGCCGCCACCATCGTTGATGAAGACGGCCATGACGAGTGCACCGCCGTTAGCAACCGAGTGCTGGAACACATTGCTAATGATCGCATCGACCGACACTACTGCATCGAACTTCTGCACGTCAGTTCCGTATGCTGCGCCGTCCTGACTTATGTCGTACCACAAGTTGAGGTTTGTGAGGTCGGAGTAGGCGGCATGGATGTCAACATCCCAGACAGCGATGGACGCGGTCGGAGCGCCCGACCCCGCTCGGTTGTTCGGAATACTGACGTCTGAGATCTGGCGCTCAGTCTGAAGTACCCCTCCTATGATCCGACGCTCCCACATTGCGTTGCTGCGTCGGTAGAACGCAACGATGACTTCGACGCCGTTGTCATCGAAGTAGTACGCCTGCGGGACCGCCTTCTCCGAAGGAGCCGTTCCGGTCGCATTGAATTGCGTCCTACCAGAGAGCGAGCCGCCACTCGTAAGCGTTTTGTAGTAGAGCAGGTCGTTCGTGTCGTCGTGGTAGATGATGTACGCGAGGTCGCTCGCTCCTATCACCACGATGGCCGACGACCAGTATATAGACGCAGTCGTGTCGAGGATGGTCTCAGCGGACCACACACCGCCGGTGTCGCGCACGCGATACCCTTGTCGGCTGAAGCCACCCGACGGATCGGTCGTGTACGTGCAGACGATCGAGCCGTCCGAGCGAACGCCGAGCGAGACGTCCTGGTCAGTCGGGCTCACCGACGCCGTGTGGATCACCTGGGCACTGACACCCCAGGTATCTGGTGACCCGTGGTCGGACGTTCTGAACGTGTGGTACCTAACGGTGCCGCTCCCGGTGAAAGTAGTGATGTGCAGCGTGTTCCCGACCTGCTCCATGTCACCGGCCTCGAAGTCGTCAACGGGCGGTCTGTTCGCTTCGTCCATGATGGTCCACTGCTTGCCCCCGTCCGTAGACTTGAGCATCGCTATCTCATCTGCGACACCCATCGTGCCATACTCTCCGAGGTAATACAGGTTGCCGTTCGTGTCCTTGTATGGTCCCAGGCGTTTCGGGGTCTCGCACATAGACCCGCCGATGAGCCCATCGGGCACATTCAGCGTGATGAGCGGAATCACGTACGTCCCTGCGAACACAGTTCCGCCTGATTCAACAATCCGGTACTCGAACGTGTCACCATCCACGTTGCGGCCACGTATCGTACCGTTGTTCCACATCACGCGTATCCGGATAGTCCACTCGTATTCAGTGTGCTGGTTGTTGATTGTGACTGCTGGTGTCAAGTTGTCCTCAAGCCCTACTCCTGCGGTGAACGCCAATCCAGATCCAACGAGCAGGTTCGTGGTTGCGTCGTTGTCGACGTACAACGCCGAGGCGACGATCTCGGTGGTGCCCATCGATGTCGGAGGTACGACCGCATTGACCGGCACGTCGGTCCAGGTCCCACCATTTCGGCGGTACTGAAGCTTGAACGTCTTCGAACCTTCATTTATTGTCGATGCAACTTCAAACCGGATACGGAAGAGTTTCTCAGCGTCAATGGTTACATTTGTATCGAGTGCTCCTGCCCAGCCAGCATCAACGTTCAGACCTTGAGTGTCGTCTGAACGCACACGGAAATGTGGTTGGTCAAGAGCCATAGTGGTCCCTTACATCATCCGTCGAACAGCTTCGTATTGGACGTATTGTAGATGGCAGGATCGCCTGCGACCAACTCAACGATCCACAGGGCCGCGCCGATGTTATAGTCCCTGTCCACGTTGATGGTTCGACGAGTCGGCTTACACTTGATCCGCCGATCAGAACCAGTTCCCAATCGGTAGTCCAAGTCTAAGTCGGTACCCTGGTTATCAAACGCTGTCCGCCAGGAGTTGATGAGTGCCTCCAGATCGTTTGGACTGCCACTGGTTGGGATGATATCACCATTGATGATGACGTGGCGCTCTGCATAGAAGGCGGCAAACGTGAAGGACCCGTCTGCCGCAACCTTCGGACGAACATCTGCTTTCGCCTCAGGAGGCTCTAGGCCCGTAATCGACAGAACTCCAATCTGAAGGTCGGCCCCGAAGACGAGACCGTTATACGACAGCTCCCAAGGGTTTAGTGGCATCTCACATCCATTGTGCCGACCTTATGACCCAGTCAACCTCACGCATCAAGTCTTTGTTGTCTATGTTCGCCTTGTTAGGTGTGACGGTGACGTTGATGTTAGGCCTATCTGGAGACGGCCCCGGATTTCCACCACCGGTGTTACTACCACCGCCACCTCCTCCGCGTTTAGGAATGTGACGCCCGTGACCCCCACCGACAGGAGCGGCATTGACAGCTTCATTGAAGGCTCGCTGTGCTCCAGCCGCAGCAGCTAGCTTCTGAGCCATTAGTGATGCCTGCTCTGCATATGCATTAGCAGGGGAAATCAGGTTCTTGAGAGGTCCGAGAGTTTCATTGAGAGAGCGGTTCAGAGCTTTCTGAGCCAGAACATGAGCTCGGACCTTCTGCGCCATGTCCTCTGCTCTTTCTGCTGCTGCTTGTTCAGGTGTTGCCAGGTTCCTGAGTACGCCGAGATGCTCACCTTGTAGTCTATTCAGGATCTTTATAGCACCATTTAGATCACCCACGGCTGCTAGGTTCAGAACCTGCTTCAGGGTCAGATCACTTACGTGGCCTCTGAGGAGCTCGACTCCCCTGGCCTCTCGCATGAGCACCTCTGTCTGCTTCCTATTGAGACCAGTGTTCCATATCAGAGTCTGACCGAACGTTCGTAGTCTGTCATCCCCCTCAGCTATCCCGTCAGCCCAGTCAAATAGATTCTGTCGTTGTCGATCGAGGTGTTCTGCGTTTCGGTCGAAGGCGTCTTCGATGCCCTGCATCTCGCCCTTCCAACGAGCATATTCAGGAAACTCCCAGAACTTGAGTCGATCCCAGAAGGAGAGCTCCTGAAGTCGGTTGTTGAGTGTGTTGAACCTTTCTGTCGCTTTGGTTATCGCTTGCTCACTTCCGGTCTTTAGCATCTGGAAGAACGCCTGGCCCTTCTCCCGTCCCTCACGGAAGGCGTTCACGACTTCGAGTATGCCAAGCGCGAGTGCTACCCAACCGAGCCTCCTGAGTACCATCCCCAGACCAGACATAATACCCTTGAAGGTGAGAGCTGCAGTTCCCACTGTTTGAAAACTGACAACAAGGTTGATAAGGCGAGCACCAACGTTGATGGCAAGCGTCCTACCCAGAGTCACAAGGGCAACCGTAAGCGCTGCAATTGCAAGAAGCGCAACATGTTTGATTGTACCCCAGTTACGAATCCACCAGTCTTTGAGCTCATCCCAGTGAGTGAAGATCAGGATGGCTGCACCAATAAGTGCAGCTGCTATGAGACCTCCAGCGAGACCGAGGCCTCCAAGGATCTTGATGAAGCCAAGTACACCGATGCCTGCGAACTTGAGTAGCGAGGCAAATAGGAGTATGCCTCCACCGATCTTGGCAATCGCTCCGAAGAACACAGCGAGTGCTCCGACAGCAAGAAGGATCTTGACTATCAATTCCTTGGTACCCTGATCCCACCCATCGATCCAGTCGAGTACACGCTTTCCGACCTTGACAAGGTCAAGGATCACGGGAAGGAAGAGGTTTCGTAGGTCACGACGCAATGAGTCCCACTTGTTCCGGAGTATCTCGATCTGAACTGCGGGAGTCTTGCGCATGATGTCCCAGGCGCCCTTGAAGTAACCTACGAGGTCCTTTCGTGTCAGGGCATCGATGTTATGAGTCAGCGCCTTGAACTGAGGAACGGCTAGCCTGAAGAACCTGTTTGCCTGAATTGAACCCGCACCGAACATATCCTCGAATGCGTCAACCTGTTCCTGAGTCGTCATGTCCTTCATTGCCAGACCCATGTCTGTAATAATGTCACCGAGTTGTCGGAAGTTGCCAGTTGCCTTGTCGAAGGTTTGTACACCAAGGACTTTTTGAACATCCTGGTAGTGCCTTGACAGTTGGTCAAGTGCCCTCGAGACAGAGATAGTTGCCTGAGCCTGAGTTCTGCCTCGCTTAGTTAGGAAGTCGACTGCACCAGCCGTAGTCTGTAAGGACTGGTCCATTGACTTAGCTGCAGAGACGACGTTGCCCCAGGCCGAGATCAGCTCTTCAAATGTACCGGTCGACTGCTGCACCTGCTTGAACAGAAGGTCCAAGATGTTCCGTGTGTCATCGGCCTCCAGACCGAAGGCGTTCATGATCTGGATGACGCCCCGGGTAGTGGTACGAACATCAGTTCCACCTGCTGTTGCCGCTTTCGAGAAGAGCTCTACCATGCTGATGGCGTCTTTGTAGTTGACCTCTACGCTCGAGAAGATGTCGAACAGACCTTCGGCTACCTCAGTCGAGGAGACTGCAACATCTCCCATGACGTCATTAGCAGCTTCTTGGAACTTCCTCAGTTGTGTCTCACCGAGTCGTGCCTGTGTTTGCACAAGACTCATGCTCTTGTCGAACTCGATGCCTAACCGAGCGGTGTCCCCTACAGCATCGAAGATGGCCATGCCGAACCTTGTGAGCATGCCGCCTGCTTTTTGCAACGCAAGGCCGAGAGCAAAGACCTGGTAACCGGCAAAGCGACTTTGGGTCCCTACGGCCCCAACCGCGTTACCAACGCCTTGGATAGCCTGAGAGGCCTGGTCACGTGCCTGAATGACCAGAAGCCACTCCCTCATGCCCATAGGCATGTTACGAAGCCTCCTCGCTAACGCGTCGCATAGGCAGCTGCCTTCTTCTTTGCTCTAGCAGCACTTTCTTCTCGCTCCATCTGCATCTTCTGGGCCATCTGTTGAGCCTCTGCAACTATCTGCAGTCGCCTGACCCAAAGCGGGTCTTGATCGAAAAGCCCTCCAGCAGCCGGCAAGATGTTCATCGTTAGGCACATTCCTGCGACCTCGATGATTGTAGCTATGTCTGGGTCTTCGATCCGTTTTCCGTGTCCGAGGGCAAGCCAGACTTGACGGGTAAAGGGGTCTCATCATCCGGCAGGTTCAGTTCAGTGATGTACCCTTCAATCTCCAAGGCGATCTTCGGATCGAGTTTGCTGATGTCATTACGGTCCATCAGGTTGAGCTTACGACCCCCATCGTCTTCAAGGTTGTGCTCGATGACCATGTGAGAGAACTCGTACACGCGAACCTCTTCCTGCGACAGGTCGAGCTTCATGTCAATCGAGTCGGAGTCCCTCTTGAAAGGAGCAGTAACTCCCATCCCAAGGTTCCGACGCGCAAGCATCTCTCCATAGTTGAGCTTCCGGAGTACAACGTACCCCTCCGGAAGCTCTTTGAGGTTGAACTTCTGGCCCTGCTTACTTGCAGTTGCTTTTGGCATGCCCCTCTCCTTTCTGCATGCCCACCAGTATCACGTGATGCTGATTGCAGTCTTGACAACGATCGTGTAAGCGTCTGTTACCAAGGCAATGCTGTGCATGTTGATCGATGCACGAAGGATGTCACCGAAGCCCGACAGCGACACAGGGTACGTGTCAACGACACAGTTGTTCAGTTTGATCGACACTTCATCGCTGGATGCGTTGTTACTTCCCAAGACCTCCAGGACCTGGATGGTCTGGTTCTTGTAGACGTTGTAGTCAGTCGCGTTGTCGAAGTCCATGTCGTACGATGCAGTAACCTCTCGCTCACCCCAAGTAATGTAGGCAGCTCCACGAGTCCCATTCAAACGGTTCGCTGCAGTTCCGTTGTCATTGATCGTGATATTGAATGTGTCAACGTCGGGGCGTGGCGTCGCATCTGGGAACTCCAGAATGACCTTCCCAGGTGCATATGGAGTCGACGTAGGCCAAGTCGGAGTCAGCGTGGATTGCACAGCCTCATCGGACCCGACCACTGAGAACGTCCCGATCATGACGCCACTATCGACGGTGAACACCATCTGGGTGACAGAGCACCCAACGTAGCCGAATACAACACCGCTTCGCTGGCAGGAGATCGACAGTGTCTTCCGAACCGTAGCACCTGCACCTGTCGATGTCTTCGCAACACCAACCGGAGTGAAGGTGTACGTATACGGACCTGCACCTGTCTTGACGATTGCCACTCGAGCTGAATACAGCCAACGTAGGAGTTGGTCTGCCGTCAGCTCGAACTCAACATCGCCCTCGACGTGCTTGTAACCCTGCAGAGCACCTGTTCGGTCAGCTGTTCCTCGAATGTTCAGCCGGTAGTACTTGTCCTCCATGAGCTCCAGAGTCTCACTCCGAAGAGGAATGAAGTCGGTCGGGGCGAGATAGGTGTTTTGGGTCGTCTCGAAGGCAACACCAACTACACCTTGACCAGCAACCTCAAGGGTCAACTTGTCTCACCCCCCTCCGCCACTTCGGCCGTAACAACAACTGGTGCCACGTACGCTTCTTCGACCGGTTCAGGATAGACGTAACCGGGCATCTCGGTGTTCAGCTCTGTCTCAGGTTGACTTGACTTCTCGACGGTAATGCCGTGAGCATTCTTGAGGAACTCCGCCTGCTCGTCGCTAAGTTCAGCGACAACGTGGGTCTTGTTCTTGATCAGGCCCACAGGGGGCACCTCAAAGAGTACATCGTCCATGGCGTCTGGTCTGTCTAGGCTCACTTTGTACTTGCCCACTAACCTTCACCCCCTTCTAGAACCCCTCACGACTGAGGCCGTCCCACGTGAGCCTGGTTGCACGTATCATCTCACTTTCCCGGAATCTTACTCCGGGGTCGATATTACTGACGTATCCGAAGATGACAAGACCACCGAGAGTGAGGTCCTCATGAAGCTTCGCCTCTACTAGCTCGGACAACTCTTCGGACTCCTTCTTGTTGATCTCAGTCGACTGAATCTTGCCGTGTTCCAGCATCATCAGGACTGTGAATTGGATCTCGAACCGGTGTGTTGAGTTCCCGCCTCGGGCCTTGCGACCTGACTCTACAGAGATTGCAGGGAACTCGGGGATCAACTGTTGGAAGCCGTAGAAGACACCCTTGATAGTGAGCTCGTCTGCTGACTCGGTGAGGATATCGACGATACGCTGCGTGATGACTGGCGCTCGCCATTCGAGGGTTCCTATCTGCACTAAGACCACTCCGGACCGCTGATGAAGTCAAGGAACAACTCCCCCATCTCATCCTGAGCAGCTTCGGAAATGTAGGTGTAGTCACGTTGAGGCATCTTGGAAGTTCCTTCGACGTGGTAGCCTCCGTAGCCTGTGGGGTCTTGAAGAACGGCAACGACGTCTTGTCCGCTTCCGCCGATAGCCCAGCTATTGGGATCGACAGCTCCTTTTCGAAGAGCGCCTGTCCGCTGTAGGATCTTCACAGCACTAGCGAACCCTGAGAAGATACGATCCTGGAACTCTGAAGTACCTTCTCGGAAGCTCTCTGTGCCTCCTACGCCTCCGATGTCACCCATGACACGGGTTCGAATTGTCCCCGGGGCTAGTGGAGTCCAGTGGCTTGGGCGACCCTCTACTTCAAAGTTCAGGTCGATCTCAGTCGCTGCGATCTCAGTTGCTTCTCGCATCGGCTCTTCAAGTTGCTGAGCCCTCTCTGCCGCAGAGAAGAAGGCCTGAGCAACGATTGCCGGCTGAGGAATCCAGACGACTTCGATGCCAAGCCTGATAGGCACTTAGAACACCTCGTCCATGTTGAAGAACCTCAGAGGGTCACCTTCCTCGACACCGACTAGTAAGGAGCCTGTCTCGACAACTGTGGTGTCATTAGGCCAGAAGTCTCCTTCGCCAAAGGTCAGTTCGCTTACGAGGTCATCACCGGTAGTAGGATCGATGAGGCTAGCATTCCCTGAGCGCAATGCATCTAGAAGACGCATTGCACGATCTTCTAGACCCTGAGCGAAGGTACTCGGAGTCATTGTCTCCTCCGAGTACCTTCGCTGGTACCTGTACGCTGCCATCAGAAGGCTGACGATGGTTCTCACTAGGTCAGGTACAGCCTCTGCTGGAGGCACAAGTGGGTCTGTAGTTGTCCAGAGAAGGACGTGGTCTGGATAGAGATCGATCAAAGCTGCCTTGGTGATTGTTTCGGCCTCTGAGCGCTCCGGCTCCGCGTCCTCTTCATTTTCGAAGCGGATCTTGGTTCCGTCGAGCCAGCTATTGGCATCGGAGTAGAGCGCTAGAGTCATTAGGAACTACCCCCCGCTGACTTTGAAGGGCCAACCTTCGGAGCCTCTTCGACCTTCGGGGGCTCCGGTTCTGGCTCAGGAGCAGCCTCCGGCTCAGGAACAGTAACAGCTGCTCCCTCGCCTTCGATTGCTCCAGCTGCCTTCAAGGAGGCAATCGTCTCAGCGTCCAGCCCTTCGGGGATCTCCTCCCCAGGCTGGACCGACTTGCCACCTCCCAGAAGGATCACAATTGCTGCCTTCATCAGCTCCCCTCTCAGGCTAGGACCTTAGCAGCCCTAAGAGCTGCCAGGATGGTGTTCAGCTTTGCCTTGATCTCGTTGATCAGAGTCTGTTCTGCCGCACCGTATGTAGCATCTGCATCTGCAGTAGTGATTGTAGCGATAGACAGACTGAAGGTGGCCTGCTCCCGCGGACGCAAGAGGCCGTAGTAGATGTGCCGATTCGCTCCCCCGAACCCAGCTGCATTCAAAGCTGAGAGGGCGGAGTTGAGCTTGGCCTTCAACTCGTTGATGAGATCTGCCTCAGGCTGACCGTATACTGCATCTGTGTCAGCAGTAGCAGCCGCAGTAACGTTCGCCTGCAGGAGTCTGCCTGACTTAGAACCCCAGACAGACCCCTGCTTGACGACCGTCCCGTTGATGATGTTAGCAGAGCGAAGGGCAGTCAACATGGAGTTGATCTTACCCTTCATGCTGTTCACCAGAGTGGACTCAGCAGCAGCCCAAGCTCCTGTGGCGTCCGTGTTTGCTTCGTCAGTCACATTGGTCTGATAGAATTGGAACTTTCGGTGCCCGAAGATGACAGGAGCTGCCATAGGATCATCCCCCTTATGTCAAGAGGTCCTTGAGCAGGTATCCTGCGCCGTTCGAGTCACCAGTGCCGTCGACGACAATGAGCTTGACATCGTAGCGGCGACGCACTCGGACAACATCCGAGGCTCGCCTCTCCTCGCGCCAACGCTCTGTGGCCATCACTGAGCCACCAGCACGCGAGTAACCCCACACGAACTCGTAACCGTACGCCGGGACCTTGCGGCCAGGACGTGGGGGAACGTAGGCAAGGACCATGTCGTCCAGCCAGAGGTACCCGAACGTCTCAGCCTGTCCGTAGACGCTGGTCACGACTCCAGCGCCTGCGCGCCGGAACTGCGGGATGCCAAGAACCTGCGAGATGAGATCGTCGTTGGCAATGCCAAGCTGTGAGTGCTTGATCCGCTCGATGAAGTCCGGGTGATCCTCGAGTGCCACTGCGGTGCTGTAACCCACGAGGGCAGTGTTCGGATCACGGAACAGCGCGTTGTGAATCGCCGTACGTCCAGTCTTCACGTCTGCGATCGGGTCGGACGTAGTGTAGTTGTTCCACTTGTTCGCTGGAGTTGCTGTGAAGCCAGATGCGTAGTTGGCTGTAGTGGTTGCGATGTCGACCATGATCTTCTCACGGTTCAAGAGAATCGTGTTGGTCACACGCTCGGTTGCGTCCATCGCGGGCTGAAGAGGCTGGTCTGCATTCTCGACCTCCTCATCAGGCACGACATCTTCGAGAGCGTGCTCTTCGGCGAAGTAGCCGTCACGTGAGAGAGTCATCGGTGGGAGCTCGTTGGCCTCCGACCCCGGAGCCCGGATGTCGTCAGTCACGCGCCCCCAGAGGTCGCGGTTGTACACGTAGTACCTGTCGGACTGCTTAGCAACTCCGACCTGTGGGAAGAGCATGCTCGCCACGAACTGGTCGGGGTTGTCGAAGCCAACGGAAATGTCCGTCAGCATCGAGTCCAGGTGGAGCAGTTGAGGATCTCCGTATGCCATTCTACTCCACCTCCCTTATGCCTTAGCCAACGTGAACACGTATGGCAGAAGCAGAACCGGGATCCAGTCACCCGCGTTAGCTGCAGCCTTGAGAGCCTTGCCCATTGCGAACTGCGTTGCAACACATGTCTGTGCGCGTCCGTTAGTCGACGGAGCAACGAAGTCGAAACGTGTGATTGCAGCAGCAGCCTCAACC